TCACGGGCTTTTTTGTTTTATTGAAAGTTCATTACCTTGTTTTATAATCTTTTTCACTTGCTTAATGGTTGGGTTCGTGTGGTTTCTAATAGTATGTTCGTTTAACAGATAAAGACTTGCAACCTCTGATAGTGTCATGCGTTCCATGTATCTAAGTCTGATTAACTCTAGGTCATCATCACTCAATGAATCAAACACCTCTGTCATTGCGTTGAATATAAAGCGTTGTGGTGTGAGTTGGTCTGTGCTGTCTATCCTATCTGTCCATGACTTCATTGTACCTGTGAGATATAATCTGATATTAAACTCTAGATCATTCATAATATAATCCTCCAAACAAAAAAGCACCCCCACAATTAGAGATACTTTCCTGCACTATTATACCATGCGCATCTCTGCGTCTTTTGATAAGACTATTATATCATGCTTTAGATATAATTTCCTTAGCTTTCTTCATGACCTTACCTGTCTTAGCTGTAATCTGATAAGCTAATAGTCCTGTGCGTTTTGTAGTCTCTGCGATACTTAATAGCTCTACATACCTCAAGCATAATACAGCTACGATGTCAGTATCGACTGAATCAAATAGCTCATCAAGATTATCTAATAATTTAAGAAGCCTTGGTAAGTTACCTGGTTCAGCTCCTATCTTTTCAATATAAGATTTTCTGCTTTGAGCGCTTAGGTATAGCGTTCCTCTAAGATACCACCTTACAACATCTTGAGGTCTCCCCCAATAATATCTAACCATCTATTTTATATCCTTTCGTGCTATATTATAAATTCCTAGCGAGTAGGTGTTTTTGCGGTAACATAGTAACAAAGTGCTACAAATGGCTTAACCATAGGGTTAAATCTGTAACTTCTAACAGTAACGTGTTACCGATTTTCAGTAACACTTTTATTTTTTCTGACATTAACAATAAATACCTAGCCAATAAAGACTAGGTTTTTTTATTATAATCTAATCACTTAATCCGTCAAGATAAGCTCTTACTTTTTCTTTATACTTTCGTGTACGCTCGTCTTCAAATTGTTTGATAGAACGAGTGACATTGATAGAAGTATCATCATAAGCTGGTCTACTTACTACGCTTATTTCGCCTAATGTTTGAAGTTGGTTGATTGTTCGGATAGGTTTACTTGCTCCTTGTTGCCATGAATCGCCACGGTCTGCCACGACAAAACCGAAGCTCATGCCTCTAAGGTTCCCAGCCTTAATATTGTTATAAACATCATGTCCGACTGTTGTATCTGGCATATCCAAAACAAAATGCAAGCCGACGTTATCAATGCTTAACTTTAAAGTTCCTGCATCAACTCTGCCTAGCACATTGGCGTAATCATGGTTATATAAAGCTAATACATCGCTTAGGTCAACATTATTGAGCGCTGATGAAGAAATATATTCAATAAAAGGTGCATTAGGCATACTTGGCTTATTAAATACAATGGCATACCCTGCAATTTGCCCAATGAATCCTGCTTTTTTATTTGCGTCTCTAATTTCTAGTTTGCTATCAATCCCAAAATTAATTTCTGTTTTTTTAGTCATTTAATCTCCTAATCTAAATCAGTCAGGATTTTTTCGGATTTTAGGAATGCCATTAATTCTTTTTCATATTGGCTTGCCATTAATCTAACAATTCCAAAGAACCAGTTATTTCTGTGACTTCCGTTTTTTTGACCAATTAAACTATATAATGGGCCTCGAGAATAAACATTTGATTTTTCTAGTAAGTAATTTCCTGATTCCTGAAGGCGATAACGTTGGTCATCAACTTCCTTGTTATATTCCTTTAGTTTTTTCTTCGTATCTTTAGATAAGGTAATTTTTAATAAATCTAGTTGAATGTTACTTAAACTATCTGCTCGGCTTAATGCTTCTCCGATAGTATCATCAACTTCTTGAGAACTCCAGAAAACATCAAGCTCTTTCTGTTCCTCCGCCCGTCGTTTTTCTAATGTCTCTAGTAATTGCTTAGCGTTATTCAATTCAGATAAGGCTTTGAGTGATTCATCAATATCATCATTTTGAGAATGGTTTTCCATTTTTTCAATTTTGTTTTTTAATTCAGAAATTAATTGATTCGTTTTATCCACTTTTTGAGTAAGTGGTTTAGCTTGTTTTTCGAGTTTGTTTTTTGCTTCTTCAATATATTTTACTTGCATGTTATTTTCTCCATTTTCGTTATTTATTACTTATCGGCATTCCACAGAACGCCCAACTTATCGCCTAATGTCGCGATCGCTTGATAAGTTTCTTGGTCTGATTGAAGTTGGTTATAAAAGTATTCTTTTAATGAGAGAAGATTTTCAACTGCTTTATTTCTCTCGTTTTCAGCGACTGGGATTTCTATTTTTTTTGTTTCGTTGCTCATTTTATTTTCTCCGATTTATATTTTTAAGTCAGGTTTTGTCAGTAAATTCATTTTGTCGGACAGCGTGCTTTTTTCATGTTTTTATTTCCTCTGATAAATTCCTAGCGAAGCAGGAAAAGTACGGTAACACGGTAACAACACTCTACAAATAGCTTAACCACGCGGTTTAAGTTGTTACCGCTAACGGTAACATGTTACCGAAGTACGGTATCATTTTCGCTTTTTCTTGCGTAAATAACCCTTAGTGACCTTTTTTTGTTTGTCTTCGTCCCAATGAAATAGCCGTCTAAAAAGCTCATATTCCTCGGCTCGGTGTAAGTCAATCGCTCTGTTAAAGCCTGCCGTATGAGGTCTTTTACTTGTTTTTTCCCATTCTTCTTTAATATGGTCAGGTAATTTAAGCTCAAACTCTCGCTTAGTAAAGGGCTTCACTCCCTCATCTTCACACCATGCACGATATAAGGCGCTTATAAAAGTGGTTGGTAGAAAATCACTGACGAACTCCTCAAACATATCATTTACAAACGCCAGCACGTTATCATTAGAAATTTTAAAGTCATTTAATAGTCCTTGTGTGGCTTTGGGTTCGTCAAATTTATCAAAATTAAGTGATAAGGCGATTTTAAGCACGTACTCTAAAACGTCTTTGCGTTTAATATAATCATCTTTGATTTTCCAGTTGTCATTATCTGACGTGAAAGACTTGTTAAAGGGAACAATAAGCAAACGCCTATAAGTTCCATTTGACTTATTTCTAAACTTCGGTAAAAAGTTAGTGGACTGAATGACTAATTTATTAAAGACGGCTAGTGTCGGTTGTTTTCCTTTCGCTTCAATCGGTACTGGGTCGCCAGTAACTACAGAAAAGTAGTTTCCTGCATTGTCTAAGTAACTGACTTGGCTATCATCTCCGATAATACAAGTTTTACCAACGACTTGGGAAAGAGAAAAGCGTTCAGAAAACTGTTCAGCTTTGACACTTGCGACGTTCTCACGTCCGATTAAGTTCATGATGAGGCTCTGAAATGTACCTTTGCCGTCATTTCCTTTACCGACGAGCCAAACGCCTTTACGATAAGAATAGTTGCCGTTGGTACTTGCGGAAATAATCTGCCATAAAAGGCTAGCAAGTTCTTTATCTCCACTCATTAAATCATTGAGCCAGTCGTCTACGTTCCAACCGTTAATATTGGGTACTTTTGCCTTGTCATTGTACTTGGTCGCAATGGTTGACGTAAAGACGTATTTAGGACTGAATGGCTCTAATTGTTGCGTTTTCTTGTTAAAAATGCCGTTAGCAACTGGTATCAAGTGAGCTTCTGCGGTTTGTTGCTTAACCTCTGCTAAGGTTTCAAGTTTAAAGAGGACCTCTTTAGACCGTGCCTGACTGTATGACGGTTCTAACCAATAAATGAGCCGATGAAAGAAATTCTCATTCGTTTCGTATATTCCTAGTTCAGGATTATAAACGCCTAACAGTCCGCTTTGGTGGTCTAGTTTGATGACTTTGAGCGTCTTATAGATAATTCTTGCTGTTTCTAAAGGGCTTAATGATTTCGGTGGATTTCCGTCCTCTTTAGGTGTGCTTAAAAATAAGTTACGGTGTTCAAAGAATAGTTTTCTAACCGCTCTAAGCGTTTGAGTGTTTGCTTTGACATAATCAGGCTGATTAATGATTTCTTTTTCTTGTTCTAACCAGTCTGTCAAACTTTCTTGATAACCTGCGACATTAACGACTTTTTTGCCGTCTTCGCCATAATCTGTGAAGTCCTCTATTTTAGGTTTCGGACTTCTTACGTTTCCCTGTGGCGTTTCTGCCACAAGTTTTTCTAGTTGGTCTGTCATGACTTCCTTTCTATTTCATCTTGAATACACTTTTCCAAATGGTCGCCAGCTCGTCATCAGGTAAGGGCGGACTGGTTCGATTGTTAAAGGTTCGCAATAAGTCCATGCAACTATTATTATCAATGCCGATTTTTCTCCAGTAGTGAAGTATGCGATTTGTATCGTTGTTTCGGTTGCCTTTTCGTGCGCCTTGGTTGAATAACTCCCACATTTCAGCGCCATAAGTCCGACTACCTAGCGTTGGGTTCTGTCTTTTTTGTGGTCGCTGTATCATTTCAAGTAACCAGTCAGGACAATCAGAAAGGTTATCAAAAGTGAGTGGCTCGTTAGTTTCTGTATCATTCAAAGGGATATAATCGCCGTCTGTGCGTTTGCTTGGGTAGATTGGTGTAAAGTGTGTTTTTATCTCTACACCGTCCGCTAGTTCCCTAACAAGCGGTTTATTGAATATCTCTTTCGGAACTTTAAAGAAAACATGCAAGCCGTTGCCTGTTGGTGTCTTCTCGACATAGGTACTTAGTATTTCGCCCTCGCTGTGTTCATTCCACAATCGACTGAAAACACTCCGACCATTCTGTCCGTTTTGGTGCTGGTCTAAGTCAATACAAATCAAACCGCTGTTTCTAAGATTAATCATGATATTGCGGTTCGGTATTTCATCAAACCATTCGCTTACTGTGATTTCGTCAAGCGTTCCACTTGAAGTACCACGGATAACAGCTCTCTCACTTTTCCCAGCCGGAAAGCCAGCAATGACAGAAAAGCCACGACTAATACAGTTTAGGGCTTGTTCTTTTGGTGTCAATAGTCAACCTCCTCAAAAAGTTGGTCAATCCAATCAAGTTCTGCAAGGGTATAGCCATTGACCGCATTATTAATCGCAATGCCTGTCCGTTGCTTTTTAATGATTCCAGCTCTGCGCTCGTCTTCGTTAGTTGGGATAAAATAGCCGTTATCAATCGAACCAATGGCGCAACCTTTCTTATGGAGGTACTCAATTCTACTCTGTAAAGTACGAAAATCAATATCAAGTGTTTGTGCCAATATTCTACCTTTGACAGCTCGGTCAATTCCTCGATGTTCAGCAAGAAATTTAATAATATTTTGGTCTAACGTCTGTAAGTTTTTAAGTTTCATAGCTTCCCCTCCGCTTCGTCATAAGTTCCCCATATAGAAATAATGGTCTTGATAAAATTCTCTATGTCAGTGTTTTGTCTTACATCAGCTATCAATACATTAAGTAAGATATTGACAGTTTCAAGGTTTGAGATGTCATCAAACTGCGGTGTTACTGCGAGTAAATCGTCATCTTTAAATAAGGCTTCAATTGTAATATTTTTTATTTCAATATCTGGTTGAGCTTTCAGCATTTTATACATGTCTTCGTGAGTTAAATCAAGGTTATTAATTTCTTGTTTTTCTTCATCACTTAATTTTCTTAATGTCATTTTTTAGTTTCCTTTATTTGTAGTTTCATAATAGCCAACTCCTTACCTAAAAACGGTACTGGTTGCGTGCATAAGTTGCTTTTTACTCCGCTGGGTAAGATTATGCCTGTACTCTCCTCAAACTGCTGTACGAGGTCGTATTTGACCGCTCGTGCATTGTAAATCATCTTAAACGGGTGTTTACCTGCTTGTCTAAAACTATTCCGTCCGTACCGTTTTATAGTCGTGTAGCCTTGGTGGTGTTCAATCATTTCGCTACCTCATCAAATAAGCTGATTTCTCCGCCCTCTTTTTCACCCTCAAATCGGACACCGTGCTTGTATTTACGAACTTTAAAAGAATAATCAACTGTGCCTGTGTTTGCATTCAATGGGTCTATTTTTTCGATTTGCTTGTCTGTAAGTTCTGTATGATAGGCTTTTAAACTTCGCATTCCTACGCTATCAATACCAGCCACATAAGGGCAAGCTCTAATAATATTTGTCATTTTCTCAATCCTCTAATAAAATTTGCCTTGCCTGACAAGTTGCTAAGTATCTATGATGATGAACTTGCATATATCATCAATCAAATAGTAGATAAGTGAGGTTTTATATCGTGGTTTATAGCGATTCAATCCGTGCTTTTCCCAATTATCAAGTGTGCCGTCTGATATATCTAAGTCCTCCATGACACGCTTTTTAGAGATATAAGGTAATACTCGCTTTTCATTTCTGATTTTTGATTGCATACCAAGATATTTATTAAATAGGCTGATGACTTTATCAACTAAGCCACGGGCAACAAGGTTTATTAAAGTGTCGTCATTCATGGAGTGCCTCCGTTCTCTGAAAACAACCCTTTTCTAAAAATCTGTAAACTTACTAAATCAGGTTGTTTCTGTCCGAAAGTTTTAGAAAAAGGCAGCGGAACGACTGCGAACTTTTCGGCTTGTCCAGTGATACTAATTGCCAGCGGTGTATTATCGTCATAACGTTCAAGAGAAGTTACAAGCGCTTTTAAATCTGATATAGTATTAATTTTCATTTTTTGCCTCCGTTTTTACGTTTAGAGATAACTTCCAGTACTGCATAAGTCAGTCTGTCTTCATTTATTCCTAGCTCATTAGAAAGCTCTATAACATCATCAGCACCGATAATGTCAAACGCTGATAGAACTGTTTCTTTTGATTTTCTACGTTGTCTTTCATGGCGAATACCTCGGTTAAAAGCTACATCATAAAGATATTCGTAAACAAAAGTGAGCATCCATTCTTGCCAATTTTCTTTATTTGCGTTGTGATAGTCCATCAAGATAATTTTTTTCTCGATGATGTCAGCTAGTTGCATAACGCCTTCAGGGCTTTTCCCTTTATATTCTGTTTGCTTGATTTCCTGTTTAATACGGTAGCGTTCAGCTTGATTATTAGTGATTTTAAGTTTTAAAGGGTGCTTAGAATCTAGGTAAAAAAGTTTGCTTGTGATTATCCCTAAGGCTCTATCTTTCTTATCGAATGAAAGTGTTATTCCTGCCCTACTTTTATAGGCATTTAATTCAAATGTTTTAAATTTCATGCTTTACCCCTTAACCATTTCTACTTGGATATCATTTTCTAAAGTTGTGAATGTCACTACGCTTTGACCGTCAAACAAGCGGTAGACATACTCATTAAGCTGTATAAAATGTCTTGCTTTGGCTTTTAATAAGTCCATGAGTTCAAATGCTACGGTGTCATCTAAGATATAAGTTTCTTTGTTTGCTGTATTATTCATTTGTTTTTATTCTCCAATTTGTTATAATTAGAGTAAAGCAAAGCCCTACAAGGCTTGCCTTACTTATAGTTTAAGCTGTTTCTGTGGTGGTTTCAGCTTTTTTTGTTGTCATTGTGGATTTGATTGCTGTTTTGATAGGTTCATAATCAGAACCAGCTTCAATCATTGCTATTGCGATACTTTCAAGCATTTTATAACGTTCCATTTCCTCCGAATTTAAGAGGTCAAGGAGCGTTTTTTCTTTTCGCCAGTCTGTATCTCTAGCTTGAATTTGCTTCTTGGTTAGTCCTGTTACAGTTGTAGCAAGCAAACTTCTAATAATGGTGTGCCATGTATTGCCATGACGTGGATAGTGTACCCATTCTGAAATAGATTGATGAAGAGTAACACCTTTTGGCTTCTCGACTGCTCTTGCAATTTTTCGTGCATAAAGTTCTTTTTCCATCTCATCAAAACGTTGCACAAGAGCCAGTTTAAAAGCTCGAACTGGTTCGGTATTGTCTAGCCATGTAATAAGTAACATAGCTTGGTTACGATTGAGTTGATAAATTTTTGTTGGACGTCCACCAGTTGAACCTTTAATAGGTTTTGTCATTTCAAATGACAATATCCCTAGCTCTTCAAGGTCTTGTTTATTGTTATCAATCAGTTTACGAACTGAAATTTTATTAAGTCCTGCATATTCAGCAATAACGACATGGTTAGTTACAACTTCCGCTTTACTCATATCTGGACTAGTTAAAAATGCTAAGTCTTTCATTGAGTCTCGTTTCTACTTCGTTTAAAGACATCGCGGTCATGTTAGGGCAGTAGTTTAGAGCCATGCTTAGGCTGTGAAATCAGGAAAGATACTTACAAGGACGTGAATACCTTGTGTACGTTCGTTAGATAGAAATTACTTACAACTATCGACACTATCGACGATTGTTCTCTTTGATGATTTGAGTGTTTTGGGGTTGTTTACGCCTAAAGATGATTAACTTAATTACTCCTAGCCCAATCGGGCTTTTTAATTTGCTAAAAATTGTTTTATTTCATGAAACGCCATGCCTATTTCTAACAATAAGATAATGCTGTCAGTATAGCGCCTAAGCGTTTCTTTTTGTTCTGCGGTTAATTTATCGCCTGACTGTTTAAAGGCTCTCAAACTGCGATATTTTCCGCTTGTCGTAAGTTGTACGAGTAAATCAAGAATGATTTTGTGATAGTACGGTTTCGACTGCTTGCTGTTTGATATCGCGGTGTTTAGTTTGTTCATATTAGTTAATCTTGTAAGCTTCACAGACAGCCGTTATAAAGTTGTTTACGTATGGTGTGCCTTTTCGCTTTCCTGAAAGAATAGCCGAAACATCTTGCTTAGGGTATCCTGTTAATCTAACTAGTGTTTGTTGCGTCCAGCCTTTAGCTGACAAATATTGCTTAATTTTTAAACGCTGTTCGTCCATGTTTTGTGTTGTATCAATCATTTACGAGTATTCCTTTCGTTTGTTGTGTAAGATAATAAGTAAGTCATTACGTATATTTATTTTTGACAAAATGTATATGTTTGTGTACAATGAGTGTATAGAAAAATCACTTAATAAACTAACATCTACGGCTGGGGAGCTTATCGAATTTGTTTATAAGGGCTTTTTGCTTACTTTTTATCTGACAGAATTATAATAACACAAATGTATACTTTATGTCAAATTTAACTTACGTTTTGTATTCTTTTTTTACCAAAACGATTTGAAAGGCACGAAATGACTATCTTTGAAAGAATTAAGGAACTATCTAAAAAAAGGAATATCTCCGTAAAAGAACTTTCTTTGCAACTCGGTTTTAGCGAAAATTTATTCTATCGATGGAAAACTACAAATCCAAAAGCGGAAGACTTAGCAAAGGTTGCCGACTATTTCAACGTATCTGTGGACTATCTACTGGGGCGTGCTGAAGCTAAACCAGTCAATGAGCCGATAGACTTGGCGGAAGTCGCAAACTCTGACGATGACGCTATTTTTGACAGTATTCTAAGTGCTGGTGGTCGCCCTTTGACCGAAAAAGACAAAGCTATGATTAAGTTAGTTTTTGCTGACCGTTGGGAAGAATTGCAACAAAAAGCTAAAGACTTGAAAGATAGTGAAAAATGAGGGCGTTAAATGAATCAAGAAGAATTGACCGCCTTTATAATAGTCAAGATTGAAAACTTAGGCATAGATTACAGAACGTTTGAATATGATAATCAAAGAGCTTGGATAGATACAAGGCTTTGTATTGGCGGTTATAACCCAAATTTAGCTACGCCTTTTGACCATGCTCATGAGTACATGCACGCTTATTACAAAGATAATAGACGGCTGGGCGAATGTGATACGCTAAGTCCTGCGGAAAAGAGAGCCAATAAAGAGTCGATTCTCATGCTGTGGGATATGTTCGTAAAAAATGGCGGTAACTTTGAGGATATAACACAGTTCTGTAAAATAACTGGTTGCCACTATGACGCCACTAAACGACTAATAACGTCAATGTGCTGTGATATGAGCAAAAAGAGCTTTCGTGAGTGCGCCATTGATTACGTTAGCCATTTCGATATCATCACGCGCGACACGTTAAATATATACAACTTCTTAGACTTCTACGGCTATCATCACAACGCTTATGACGAAGCGTGTGCGTTGCTGTATGAGCTGTGCTGGTTTGAGTTGGTAGGGTAAAGTAATGAGAAGAAAAAACCAGTTAAAAAGTTTGTTGTATTACAAGCTATAGGAGATATTCTTTTAAGTCTAATAGGTTTTTAAAAAACCAAGGAGATAAAATATGAAAAATATTGTGGATGAATTAAAAAAAGAACAAAAAAGAAATCTACTTCTATTTGTTGTTCTTAATCTATTGTTTATTTTTATAGTGAAAACAAATTTTGTATATATGATAGCTTTAAATATTGCTTTAATCACTAATATTTTTATAAAACATATTAATAAATTTGCGAAAATAGCACTATATACCATAAGTTTTATATTATTCGTTTTGAGTATTGTTGCCTTTTGATTGATAATGAACATTAACTTGTTGATGAAAGACGCACACACAAGCTATTACTAATATTGTAAAGGAGGAAACATGAAACTATCGGACTACTTAAAGAGTATTGATCACTTAGATGAAAAAATGGAAAAGGCTGTAATTATAGCTGGGTATGAGAAAATGTTTGGAGAACACTACAGGCTACCACAAGAACAGTTTGCTGACCTGATGGAATTACCTTTGCCAAAATTAAGAAGAGTTATTCATGAAATGAAAAAAGCAATAGATTAGAACTTTAATAGTGCTAAAGTCTATATAGCTGGTTTAGAAAAGAATTTGTGTTTATTCTTCCAGTATTGTTTTTAATCATTGGAATACTTTTTTCAAAAAAAGGAATAATTAAGCAGTTCTATGCTGGAACTCCTGCTATTTTTATAAAGTCGATCGGGTTGATTGTTCTATTGTTGGTACTATTCTCTAGCATATACCTTTATTATTCCTACTTTTCAATGATATAAAAACACAAATAACAATAAATACAATGACGTACCAAGTCAATTTCTGCCAACATTTGCCAACAATTAAACAAGTGTTTTTTGGTTGTCGTTTGGTTGCGTAATGGTTGACAGCTTCCCCATTTATATGGGGAATAACTACATGTAAATTTTGTATGTTGTTATTTCAAATGACAGCTTTCTGCGTAGTTGTAACTACGGTGGTTCAAATTGTTATGGGTGTACCTTCAGGTACGCTTGTTCTAAATATCCATATAACAGGCGTAGTTTCAACTACGGATTTTCAGGACAGTATGTAAATTTTGTATGTTGCTAGAATTTGCTGTGTATTTGTAACTACGGAGCTATAACATTTTTGTTTTGAATGGGTACACCTCAAAGTTACCCCTGACCGACGTGATGTCGGTATAAACTTTGTCTAGTGTTGATAACCTCCACAATTTTGAGGGCGTTAAAATCTTTACACCCTTAACAGTATTTTAGTGGTATAGCTTTCTGCCACAAGTGGCAAAAACGAAAATTTCGTTGTTGTCCTGATGTCGTTAATGTTTGCATTAGGTCATAAAAGGGGTCGTGATTCGCGACTTGCTAGGGAGGAACGAATCGGTACCCCCTTTTTTAGGGTCTCCAAAATCTCACTATATTATACAGAAAGAAGTTATATTATTTTATGGGAGTAAAATATAAAAACAAATCAGTCGAAGTATGGGAAATTAGTAAAACAAATGAACAACCTGATTGGGTTAAGCAAGCGTTTAAAGAGAATTATCTTTCTTGGTATGATGATAGATTAAAAATCCTTTTAACTGGTATAAATCCAACAGCTAAAAGAAATATTAAATTGGGAATAATGAACGGTATTTGAGCGTGGACAAGGCTTTGGGTGGGAAACTTATGCAATGGGGAAAATATAGGCGATTTTTTAGATATAACAAACGGTAGGGTAATTTCTAAAAAATATTTTATTAAACACTACTACATTAAAATAGATGATGAGTAAAGTTTATTGGTTTCACTTTTTTCGGAAACCAATAATAGGATATGAACATTTTTGTACAAATCTCTATAGGTTCACTCTAAACGCATAACAGCCAATTTTGCCGACGTTAGCAATAATGAACAAGTAAATATTTCTTACTAGTTGGATTTAACCCATAAAATAAAACAAGCGTATTTTCACGCGAAAAAAATGGCTTAATAAAGCTGTTTATCAGATATTTTCTATCAAATCACTCGTATTTTCTAGCGTAAATGGTTTAATTCGGAAAATAAAAAAAGCGCCCTAGTTTGAAATAGGACGCTCAGTGCAAAACTTCATGAAAAGTTTATGTGTGGAATAAATAGATTATACAACATATTCTATAATTTGTACATTAAAAAGCCACTCGAAAGAGTAGCTTAATACTTGAAAGTAATGACATCTCAAAATCATTATATTTTTTTATTCTACACCTTTTTGTATTAGGTTTCAAATTAATAAATAGAGACATGGTTGTTACAAGTTTTATATGCAACTACCTGAGGTCGCATTTTACGACTATAGCCACAATCTAATTAGGACAAGTAACTTTTCACTTTACCTCAACTATCGGAAATTTACGAAAGTTCATATCGTCTGTGATGACAGGTATAAAATAAATTATAGAAAGGAGGTTCTACATGAAGAAAGACGATGTAATCAAACTATCAGACGGACAAATAGCCACAATTGTTACTGGCGATGAATCAACGAGTTTGAATAATTGCTATATTGTACGCCTAGAAAATGAAGATAGAAGAGTAGTTGATAGAAAAACTCTAACGCTTGCGGAATCATTGAAATAATAGTCGTTTATAACAAATTCCCCCTTTTTCCACCAATTCCATAAGTAAATTATTGAATCTTTTTTTACTTAAGCCCAATACGTGCAAACCTGAACCACGTTAAAAGCTGAGAGCCATTCTGTCAGTAGTTTATTCAACATTTCCCTCTATTAAGCTGTTTATCTCTCGCTTTCTATCGATATACTCTTTTATAGTTGTTACCCTTGATACCTTACTGTTACTCTTCTTTTAGAGAAAGGTAACAGTATAAACCCTTGATATAACTACCTTTATAATACTTTGTTACTATTGTTACCGTAAATAATACTATATCAGTTGAGAATTTAATAACTCTATAAACTAATAAACCAGTTAACTAATTAATCGTATAAGCTCTAATAAAAATATTTCTCAATCCTCGTACATGCCTTGCCTGACATTAGTACAAAATGGAAAGGAAGAAATAATATGAATATTAAAGAATATATAAAAAAAGACGGTACAAAGGTGTACCGAACTAACGTTTATTTAGGCGTAGATAGTCTGACTGGTAAGCAAGTACGAACAAGTGTAAGTGCCAATAGTAGAAAAATGTGTGATATTAAAGCACGCCAAGCTATAAATAAGTTTATCAATAATGGGTCAACAATTGCAAGGGAAAAAGTGGTTTTTGATAACTTTGAATCTTTGGCTTTGAGTTGGTTTGAGAGTTATAAGCTGACGGTTAAAGCTAACAGTATACGTTCAGTGAAAAATTATCTAAAAGTTTATATTTTACCAGCTATTGGGACATACGTTTTACCAAAAATAACTCCGATGTTATTACAAAGTATTGTTAATGATTGGTCTAAGAATGCTAACACTTCTGAGATTACTAGCGGTAAACGTGAAAAGGGTAAAGGTAAAAACTATAAGATAATGCTCAATATCATCAAACGTATCCTTGATTATGGTGTGCAATTAGGAGCGATAAACGACAATCCAGCTATTAAAGTTTTTCCTCCTAAATTGAAGGTAAGAACTGTAAGTAAGATTAAGTATTTTGATGATAAAGAGCTGAAAATGTTCTTAGAATATCTTGAATCATTAGAGCCAAGTATAGAGAACCAGCTACATAATGCCTTATATCGTCTATTATTGGCTACTGGTTTACGTATTGGTGAGGCTTTGGCTTTGAATTGGTCTGATATAGACTTCTCCGAAAAACTTGTTAATGTAACAAAGACAACTTTACAGAGCTGAGAAGTACAAGATAGTCCCAAAACTAAAGGAAGTAATAGAATTATTTCGCTTGATAATACCACTTTACAAATTTTAGCCAATTGGCGTAAATTCCAAAATAACCATAATAAAGTGATAGGTTTGTCTGATAGTGTAGTATTTTCTTATGACGGTCAAAGATTGATTTATGAGAGCGAAAGAGCGCGTCTTTCTTCTCACTTGGAATCAGCAAGGCTCCCAAATATCGGATTGCATGGTTTCAGACACACTCACGCTAGTTTGTTGATGAATAATGATGTGAACCCTAAAGAAATACAAGAGCGGTTGGGACATTCTAAAATAACAACAACCTTAGATACATATAGCCACCTTGCCAAGGACAAGAAAAAAGAGACTGCCGAAAAGTTCAGCAATATCTTAAAAGCATTGTGA